GAGATGTTTGAGGAAAAACACAAACTAGCAAAGAAGGATTCTGCTGAAATGAAAGGCGTGATAAAGCATCTAAACTCAATTGATTGGGCTAAGAAACTTAAATGGAATCAAGAAGCACTAGCAGAAATTTTAGAAGATATAGCAGATCAAAACGATCTTTGTGAAAAACACACAGCAAGAGTGAATATTCTCTTGGAAGAACAGAAAAGCATACAAGATCAAATCGCAACAGTTGCAACTGAGTCCCTAGATATAAATGCACTAGAAAAGACATTACAGAAGAAGCAAAATCAGGTCTCTAGAGCATCTAAAGTTTTAGAGGGGCACCTTACTAGTCTAGCCAAATTAGAATCAAAACAACAGCATTTACGGGCTTCTATCGCCACGTTTGATCTTGAGTCACGAGAAGAACTTGTAACAAAACACAAGGACCTTTCAAAAGATGTTTCTATCATAGAAAGGAACATTCGGTCAACTAAGATGGAAATAACGAACTATCAAAACAAAATTGATCTTCTGCATGACCATGAGTATGACCCGGATTGTAAATTTTGTTGCGATAATCAGTTCGTCAAAGAGGCTGAGGAGGCAAAAACTTTGATTGTAAAGTCCCGTAAGTCTCTAAATAATTTTGAGTACGATTTAGAATTAATCAACGAGAAGAAAGAAGCCATCAACATTGTTTATATTGAAGCAGAATTGCGAGATCACAGTGTTAAAACCAGAGAGGTAAAAACAAATGAAGTTAAGATCAAAAGCATCAAGTCAGAAATCTCTGCAAACAAGAGTAAAAAGGCTCTTGCGGAAAAAGAGATTGAAGAGATCAATAAAAAAATTGACCACTATTACGAAAATCAAGAGGCATACGATAACTTGGAGTCTTTACGAAGAGATCTTAAAGCAATTAAACTAACCGTTGACAGAAAGAAAGAGGACCTAGATAGTTGTAACAAGAAAATCATGAAACTCATGTCAGAAGAAGGTTCAACAAGAAGGCTTATTGAGGAGGCAAAAGAACACCTTCAGCAAATAAGAGACGCGGAAAAAGAATTCATTGCATATGATTTATACATCCAAGCAATGCATCCAAACGGAGTGTCGTATCAAGTAATTAAATCAATGCTACCAATTATAAATAATGAAATTTCCTCTGTGTTGAATACAATAGTGGACTTTGAAGTGTTCTTTGATAATGTTGATAATAAATTAGAGATTTACATAAAACACCCAAAGTATGATCCACGCCCCTTGTCAATGGGTTCAGGAGCAGAGAAGACGATTGCATCTATGGCTATACGTCTGGCTTTAATTTCTATTACCAATTTACCTAAGAGCGAACTATTTATACTCGATGAACCAGCGACTGCATTGGATCAAGATCATATGGAAGGTTTTATAAGACTTCTTCAAATGATCAAGAGTCAATTCAAAACGGTTCTTCTTATTTCCCATCTAGAATCTCTAAAAGATATTGTTGATATGACAATTGATATTCAAAAATTGGATGGCTATGCAAAGGTAAAAGTATAATGGATAAAGAAGATATTAAAGAAGCCCTAGGAACTGCAGCAGAAAACTTAGAAACTGCCGCTAAAGAAATTTCAGAAAAAGGCCAAGTTGTTATTAGAGATAAACTTTATCTTGATAACAAACAAAAAGGAATTTTGGATGCTGCCCAAGAGAAACTTGCAAGTCGTAAACTGCTTGTTTTTCTGACTGCGACCGCTCTTATGCTATGGGCTGGCTTGGATCCTGATATTTGGGGTATGATTGCGGTCTGCTACATCGGCGGTCAATCTGTGATTGACTTTGCAAGATCTTGGAAACATGGAGGGTAACGAGATGAAAGCATTTTTACACAAACTAGCAAATTTATTCAACAGCGCACATTGCTGTTGTTGTTGTGGATGTTGTGCCTGTGTTAGTTGTCAGAGTGGTTGTTAATGTTAACTACTTGGGCTAAAGTAAAACTATGGTGCTTCCATAACTGGAGATTTCTGGTTATTGGGGGCGCTATAGTTTTAGCGTACCTTCTCGGAGGCAAAAAAGTTAAAGCCTTAGAGACTCAATTGCAAATGGCACGAGACCTTTACAAAAAAGAAGTTGATGCGATTGAAGGCGCCTCGGATAAAAAAACAGAGTTGCAAGCCACTGCCAACCAAAAATATAAACAAGCATTAAATGTCGCAAATCAAGCAGCAATGGAATCTTCTGATGAACTGCAATTGATCAAGGCAGAAAGAGTGAGAAGACTTATCGAAGCAAATAAAACTAACCCCGCTGCGATTGATCGTATTCTTGCTGATGAATTTGGTATCCTTGTAATGAACCCAAAGGATAAGTCATAATGTTATTATTTTTGTTTTCTGTTGTATCAGCAGAGCCTTTAATGACACACGTCAAACAAGGTGACTTTGCACCATTTGATGGTCGCTTAATGAACGATGAGGCTGTGGCTAACATTATTGCTGGTCGTGAGATGTCCGTTGAGCAGTGTGAAATCCAAAAAGAACTAACAGTTTCAATTGCAAAAGCGGAATTACAATTAGAAATAGACTATTTAAAAGCAGAGTTGGAAACAGAAACAGCAAAGAACGCAACTCTATTGGAACTGCGAGATCAAGAAATTCAAGCACTCCGAAAAGAAATAAAACCAAACAGAACTATGTGGGCTTTCTTCGGCGGATTTTTGTTAGCCTCGGGAACATCACTAGGGACATATTATGCAGTGAGGAAAATTGATGCAACTAACTAAAGAACAAATAATGCAAATTATAAAAGAAGAAATTGAATCTGTTGTCGATGAAGGTATGTACATGGATTCCCGCAAGGAAATGGAAAGACAGGGCGATGAAGACATGATGAAAATGGCAAGAGCGGCTGAAATCAAGCAACAAATTGCTGACTTGGAAAAAGAACTAGAGGAACTACAAGGGATGATGTATCCGGGACAAGACGAAATTGGTCTCGCTGATGATCCTATGACTCAAGAAAAAAACAGATTAATGAATAAAATAGCAGACTTAAAGAAATGAAACTTTCAAAAGAACAAATAAAGCAGATTATCAAAGAAGAACTTAATAACGTAATAGAATCAAAGGCTTTGGAAAAATACAACAATATGCCTGCAGATGAGAAAAGTGAATTAATAGATACTATGAATGATCTTCTTTCAGCCAACAAAAGCCCAGAAGATTGGCTTGAGGCTTTAATGATTGCAGTAGAGATCGCTCCTAGACGAATTGGATTTAAGCCAGCCGATGTAGAAATTAAAGGCAACACGCTTTTTCTAAGGTATAAAGAAAACCAGAAAAGATCTTTTAATCTAATGAAAAGATTTTTACGATTCAGACAGATGCCCCCAAGTTCTAGTATGATGGCAAAAGCAAGTGGCCTTGTCCACATAGAAACATTACCCACGGAAACTGATCCTTTTTTCACTTTGGAAATAAAAAAATGAAAATCACAGAGGTATAAATGAGCAATAAAGACCCTAATTACGCTATAAAGGTAGAACAAGCAATTGCAAAAAAATACGGCGAGGAAGCGATTGTTAATCCTAAATCTAAGTGGGATGAAAAAAAAGAAAAAAAATATCTTGACGAACTGAAAGAAGTGTATTATAATAATAAAGACACTGAAGACAGTGAGAAGGAAGAGGTCAATGGTGTTTTTATCCCCAAGAAACTACTTAAAGAAGAGTCGAATCGCTCTTGCTCAACTTGTAAAACATATTCATTCAAATCAAAAGATGACGTCTACATGACAAAATTTGGTTGTTGCTGGAATTGTTACATACAATATATTGAAGGAAGAGAGGAAAGATGGAAAAACGGATGGAGACCAAATAAATGTTAGAAATTATTCAAGGGTTAGCCCAAGCAGCAGCAAATGCATATGATGGTGCACACGATGAAAGATTTTCTTTAGACGGACAGGTAAGAAAAGTTGGCTTACGAAGAGAAGAGGGCTGTGCTATCATGGACAAACGAATTAACGATGGGTTCTCCGTAAAATTTTATGGCAACTCAATGGTTATAAATTATCAAAGCGATGAAAGACTTAAAGACGTAGCCGACCCAAAATACGAGCAAGAAATTGAGCGTATGTTAAATGAAGTTAAAAAATTTCTACAAAGAGAATATAAAGCAATAACCGGCAAAGGTGTCACCCTCAAAAAGAAAGGTGAACCTCAGATTTTAGTTCAAACAACAAGCCGAGTCAGAACTTTTGTACAAGCGTATCAACATTACACTATTTCTGGTATCAAAGCAGATGAGCCATATGAAACATCAGTGCGTGATGTCACTCGTAAATTTTTAGAACAACACTCAACCAAGAGACCTCAGAACGACACACGTAAGAAGGGCTAATGGCTTTTAAACTATCAAAGCAAGAAATCGTTAGGGAGATAGTGAAATGCGGTAAGGACCCTCAGTTTTTTATTGATAATTATTGCCGCATCTCACACCCCCTAAAAGGCCTCATTCCTTTTAAAACTTTTGATTATCAAAAAGATCTTCTCAAAGATTTCAATGATTATCGATTTAATATTATACTCAAAGCCAGACAGTTAGGTATCTCCACAATCTCAGCGGGATACATTGTCTGGTTTATGCTTTTTCACAGAGACAAGAACATTCTTGTTATCGCAACGAAATTTGGCACGGCTGCGAACTTGGTGAAGAAGGTAAAATCAATCATGAAGCACCTTCCTGACTGGATCAAGATAGCCAAGATCGTCACGGATAATAAAACTTCATTCGAATTATCAAACGGTTCCCAGATCAAAGCCGGAACCACTTCTGGAGACGCGGGTCGTTCAGAGGCATTATCACTGCTCGTTATAGACGAGGCAGCACACGTAGAAGGCCTTGACGAGTTGTGGACGGGTCTTTACCCTACTTTGTCTACTGGAGGGCGTTGTATAGCCTTATCAACCCCGAATGGGGTAGGAAACTGGTTCCACAAGACATACGTTGACTCAGAAGCAGAAGAGAACGATTTTCACCCAATTGTTTTACCGTGGGACGTTCACCCTGAAAGAGATCAAGATTGGTTTCACAAAGAAACCAAGAATATGTCTCGCAGACAAATTGCTCAAGAACTAGAGTGTAACTTCAATACATCTGGAGACACTGTAATTCATCCAGATGATATGCAGTGGTTGTTTGAAAGTTTGTCGGATCCTGTGTACAGGACAGGGTATGATCGTAATTTTTGGATATGGGAGAAATATTCAGAAGGCGCTTCATACTTGCTGGTGGCAGATGTCGCTCGCGGAGACGGTGCTGATTTTTCTGTTTTTCATATAATAAAACTAGAAACAATGGAGGTTGTAGCGGAGTATCAAGGCAAACCAAATCTAGATTTATATTCAAACATCTTATACGAAGCAGGTCGTGAATATGGATTCTGTTTGTTGGTTGTTGAAAACAACGGAATAGGAATATCGGTCTTAGAAAAATTGAACGATTTAGGATATCCAAAGATATACTATTCTGTCAAATCTACACACGAATATATAGACCCAGTTATGGCTGAGGGTAATGATAGAGCGGTTATGGGATTCACTACTAGTACAAAAACTAGACCTTTAATTGTTGCCAAACTAGAAGAATACATTAGAAATAAACTAATTACTTTGCGTTCGAATCGTTTGTTTCACGAAATGAAGACGTTTATTTGGTATAATGGGAAACCACAGGCTATGAGATCTTACAACGATGACCTAGTTATGTCTTTAGCAATTGCCTGCTGGGTGCGCGACACGGCGTTACAAGAAAACGTAAGAGATATAGAATACAAAAAAGCAATTTTAGGCGGGATAACTAAAGCAACAACCACAATGAATACACAAATAAAAGGTCAACAAGGATATGCTGAGACATTTGGTGAGAAACACGAAGACGAATTAAAAAAAAGAAAAGAATTCTTTTGGATTTATAAAGGATAAACCATGGCACGAAATGACAGAAACCCATACAATAGTGAAAACACTTTATTTAAAGCACTGACTAGATTGTTTTCTGGACCAATTACACAAAGAAGAACCCAATCTGGTCGTCAACTAAGAAGGCGACATCTAGATATTTACGCTAAAAGATTTAAATCTGCTAGTGGGCAACAATTTAAGAAGACCGAATACAACCCGATGAACATAACCACGATTAACATGATTTCTAATCGTAACAGAGCAGAGAGATATGTTGATTTTGATCAGATGGAATACATGCCAGAGATTGCTTCGTCCCTAGATATTTATGCCGATGAGATGACAACACACTCAAGCCTGACTCCAATGTTGCACATTAAATGTGCCAACGATGAGATCAAGCACATTTTAGATTCATTGT